CCGCCCTCCCCGCGAATCGGGAATGCCGGGCCGTCTGCACCCGCGCGCGGCGGCACACCCTGCTGGCCCTTGGTCGCGAGATGGGCAAACAGCTCCTTCCGTGCCTGATCGACGGGCACGCCCTTGGCGATGAACTCGCTGATAACGGTCTCGTCGATCCCATATTTGATTGCGGTCGCGCCCAGCGTTTGGATTTCGCTGACGCGCTCCCGTTCGGCCTGTACCGCCTCTTCCCGCGCGGCGGCCAGGGCCTGTTCGTTCACAGTACGGGCATCCGCGCCCGTGTCCTGCGTGGTCGTCTGTTCCATTGCAGGTTTCTCCTTTTGTGGGCTGGTTGCCCGTACTGAATCGTTCGGTTGTGCGCTCAGAAAGCACGTGTTGAAATCGGCCGGCACCGTGCAAGGCGAAATCTCGAACGGTTCCCAGTCGGTGGCCTTGAACATGCCGATTTCCTTGTCATTCAGGTAGGGCGGTTTGCCCTCCGGCATCCCCTCGGTCTGCGCGTCCACCTTTTCGCGCTTGTACACGAAGGTTCCGAAGCTGAGGTTTTGCAGGATGCCGGTGCTGGCTTTACGGAACATCTCGGCGCCATCCGGATCGCCCAGATCGAACTGCAGCGTGGCCATCCCCTTGTCGCCGTTGGGCCACGCGCGGCGCACGACGCCCAGTTGGGCCCGCGTGCCGACCTTGCCCGCCATGAGGGACTTGAAATCGTCCCCGGTGAAATGGGTATCGAACACGGGCGCGCCGTTGTTCAGCCGGTCGAAGCGGCAGCCCTGCATGTCGAGTTGGAGCATGTAGGGTTCGCCGGTCGCGCGGTCAACCCTCGGGACGGCGGCCCCGCTGTACCAGACCACATCGATGGTGCCGTCCTTGGCATTGGCGGTGCTCGGCAGCACCTGTGCATCGGCGGAGAACACTTCCGCACCGTTCCGTTCGTCTTCGGTTCGTAGAAGTGGCATCTTGCCTCCTAATCCTTCACCGCGCTGACGGCGATGTAGTCGTTTTCCCCCAGCTTCTTCAACTGGTAGAGTTGCTTCTGCAGCCACGCGACGTGGCCCTTGAACTTGTCGTCACCTTCGCGATGCCACTTCACCAGGTGCTGGTAGAAGTGGAAGTTCGACATATCGCCGGCGTCGTAGCACTGTTTGCAGAGATCGGTGAACCGCGCGATGGCGGCCTGCTCGGCGGCGAAAGCATCGTTCAGAATCTCGGTGACGCTGTCATGGGTCGCGGCGGGCTTCAGCTCAATCGTGGGCGCGCCTTCCAGGAACAGGACACGGCTCACCAGACACTTCATGTGGTCCTCGCACTGCTCCTTGAGCTGCTTCAGGCCATCGGCCAGATCCAGGCCCAGGCGCTTCACGTCACGCTGGTCGAGAAGATACTGGAGCATCATGTAGCCTTCCATGTTGGCGGCCTCCTGAAGCCCAGCGATTACCTGTGGGTTCCCTTTCATAAACGTCCTTCCTTGTGGTTGAGTCTTCAGCCGCGATAGAGGCGAGATGCGGATTCGAAGCTGCAGCCGGCGCGCGACATGCCGGCGACGAGTAGATCCTTGACCATGCCCAGGTCCTCTTCGGAGAGCGCCGTGAAACCCTGGCTCTTGGACTTGGTGGGAGCCGCCTTGCTGCTCGGCGTCCGCTCTTCGGTTGCCGCCGGCTGCTCCTGGCCGCGGAGCGTCGTGTTGCGCGGGTCCGAATCCAGGATGATTTCGAATTTGTCCACCAGCTTGTTAAACAGTGCAATCTGCGCAAGCTGGGTGGGAGGGTCGTAACCGTTCTCCAGGACGGCCTCGAACCATGTCTTGCGTCCCATGCGAACGTCCTTCAATACACCCTCCGCGTCCTTCACCGGATCAACCGATTCGAAACGCGGTGCGGTCCACTGCACACTGCGCAATGCAATCTTCGGGTCGTTGGCGGTGGATTTCGGAATCTTGCCCTGCGCGAATAGCGGGATCAAGGTGAGCCAGCGGAAAGCCTCCACCGTGTTGCGGAAGCCGAGCATCCCGCCCCGCCAGGAGGAGTAATTCACCTGCGACATGTCGCCCGTGCCGAGTTCGTAAGGCAGGCCGATGCCGGCCATGATTCCCTGCAGTTCGGTCATCTTGTATTCGCGGTACCCGCCCGCCGCCGGCGGATTGTTGAACTTGATGTCCTGGCCGGGCTTCAGATACTCGACCATGCCCGGCTGGAAACTCTCGACCGGGAGCCCACTGGATGGGTCGGTTCCTGCGATGCCCAGCGGATCGCCATCGACGCCTTCCGGTTGCTGGACGAACGCCGTAACACAGGCTTCCACCTTCTTCCGCACGCGCTCCGCGTCGCAGTAGTCGTCGAGGTCCCGGAGCGCCATCATCACGGGCGCGAGCCACGGCACGCCGCGCACCTGGCCAGGCCGGAGCACGCGGTAGACATGCATGATCTGGTCGGCCGGAACCGGCTGGCTGACAATACCGCCGCGCGGGTTGAGGATCAGCACGCCGCCAGGGTGGTAACTGAACAGCCAGTACGCGACACGACGCCCCATCTCGTCGAACTGCACGCCCTCCATCACATGGCCGTTGACCAGCCCCATCGTGCGGGCCTGATCGAGAAAGTCGGCTTCGAGCATTTGAAGCTGAAGCGGAATCCGCAGACCGGCGTCGGCGGGTCGCGGCCGGAAACGGACAATCGCTTCTCCCGATTCCGCCATGGTGCGGACGGTCAGCGTCTGCATGCCATAGAAATCGAGGCGCTGCGGCGTGTCGCAGCCGTCGGCGAAGAACGGCCATTCGGCATCGATGATCTTGTCGAGGTCTGTGTTGCCAGTCTTGGCCTTCGGCACAATCCCCGTCCCGACCACATTCCCGGCCAGTTCCTCTACTGCGCGGGCCGCATACGGATTGTTGCGGATCAGGTCGCGGCTGCGGTTGCGGAGCCAGATGAGCGATCCCATCAACTCGACGTTGGCGTCCGTCGACGCGGCATACCAACCGTGGGCGCGGCGGCCAGCGGTGGCGCCTTCGTAGCGGAACCGCTGCGCGTGGCGCTCCAGGTAGCCCGTGGTCAATTCGAGTGCCACGCGACTGCGCACGCGTTGTAACGCAACGCGCGGCGCCACGATGCTGATGGCCTTATCGAGAAGATTCATTTCGTTACCAGCGGTCGTCCATCGTTGGGCCGGTGGGACCATCGCCGCGCTGGTGCTGTGCGAACCGCACGCGGCTCCCGGTCTGCCCGCTGGCCTGCCGGATGTCCCCTTCAATCTCGGCCTTCGCTTTACGCAGATCGTCCACCGAGCGGTACGTCACCTCGCGCCCATCCGGGAACCGCACTTTCAAGGTGGGATTACCGAGCGCCTGGTTAACGGCGTCCAGGTTCGATTGCAACTGCTGAACGGTCAGGGCCATATCAACTTCTTCCAAACCAGTTGCGGCGCGGTATCCAAGGGTCTTCGCCGCGCTCGACGGGAGGTGGGGCCGGCTGTGCGGTGCTGGCCGGCTTCGGCACCGCCGGGATTGCCGACGGCGTCTCCCCACGCCGCGTCTGCACCATCCGCGCGAAGCGGTCACAATGCACCTGCAGTTTTAGGCCGCTCGCGTACAGCGCGTGCAGCGCCGCGTACGCGAGGACCCGCGCGTCCAAGCCTTCGTTGCGGGCGTTGGCCGGCTTGCGCCATTCCTGCTTCGGAAACCCGTTGTGGTACCGGGTGAACTTCCTCTCGGCGGTCAACTGCTCGAAGTACTCGAGGTCCCGCCCGATCGGGAAGTGGCAATAGCCCGGCCCCACATCCCGAAGCTTCAGCCGGTCGTAGATCGCCGTCTTCGCCGCATCCACGCCGATCATGAAGAACGGCGTCTGGTTCTTCCGGCTCGGCTTGCGCGGCCAGATCGGCGACTCGCCCGCGCGCCCCTTGGTGGCATACACACGCCGGTTGTAACGGTCGCGCGTGAAATGCAGCACGGTGGCATCCTTGAACCCGCAGTCGATGCACGTCGCGACGATCCGCATCGGCAGCCCGGACGCATGCAGGTACTCGGAGAGCAACAGTCCTTCCAAGTGCTCCCACACCTCGTTGCGGGTGACATCGCCAGGGATCACGTGATAGGCAATCGACCAGGATTCCTCATCGCGTCCCCACCCGGCGATTTCCATCTCCAGGCGATCAGCCTGGACATCGACGCCAGCCGTGATCAGCGCGACTCCTTCCGGCGCCTCGGCTTCGAACGGCTCGCAGCGATTCCACAAGCCGTGTGCATCCGTCGCTACTTCGTGGGTCTCCTCCCACAACTCAGCGAGCACCGTGTTCAGAAATGCTTTGAGCGTCTCCGGCGACTTCTTCGCTGCCAGGAACTCCACCGCGATCTCGCCCCAGGACTTCTTTGGCGATATCAATTGCGAGACGCGAAAGCCGGGAATCGGCGAGGATGGGTTCGCCGCGCGGTACTCGCCGCGCTCCACCATCTCAGCTTTCAAGCGGTGAGGAATTAGCTCGCGGCACTCGGCGCAGCGGTACGCAGCGTCTTCGGGTTTCCCCTCTGGCCACACCACGCCCGGCCCGGTGCCATCACCGAACGCGAGCACCTGGAAACACCCGCACTGTGGGCAGGGCACGAAGTAATCGCGCTGGTCGCTTTCACGCCACGCCAATTCGATGCGGCTGACGCCCTTAATCGTCGGCGTGGACGCCATGACGATCTTCTTGTTGTGGGCGAACTCCGCGGTGCGCTGAATCGCCAGCGATACCGGGTCGCCCTCCGTGCCCGCGCTCGCCGGGTAACGGTCCACCTCATCCAGCAGCGCGTAGCGGATCGGCCGCATGGCCAGCCCCGAGGGCGAGATCGCCCCGGTCAGCGTGATTTGCCCTGCGCCATTGGCGAGAACCTTGTGTAGCGTCGTGTTGCTCGAATCGCGCGACTTGACGGGCGCGATCTTCCCACGGAGTGCGGGCGTCGCACGGAACATCGGCGCCACGCGGTCCTTCGAAAGCGCCTTGGCATCCTCGGTGCGCGGCTCGACCACCAGTACGGGCCCCGGATCCACGTCGGCGATGAAGCCGATGAAGTTGAGCAGCACCTCCGTCTTGAGGATCTGAGCTCCCGACAGCACCACGACCTGGCGGCAGGGATGGCTGGGGCTGAGCACGTCCATCGGCTCGCGTTGGTAAGGCCGCGTGCGCCACTGGCCCCGCTCGGCCGCCGCGCCGCCGGTCAGTACGCGGTTCTCGTCCGCCCACTGGGAAACGGTGATCTCGCGCGGCGGCAGCATGGCCGCGGCGCCAACCTCATGGATGGAAAACGGATGCATGTTACAAACCCGCGTCAGCGATGGCTTTGCTCACTTTGCGCAGCACCGCCTCATCATCGTTCTTCAGTAGCCGATGGATGGCTTTCTCATCGTTGACGGCGGCCAGCATGGGCGCCAAACGGTCGGCACGCGCCTGGAGGTGGTCCTTCACAATGGCAGAGAAACTCGCGGCATACTCCGATGCGCGCACCGCCTGAATCAGCTTGCCGGCACGCTCCTCGTATTCCAACTGCGCCGTCCGCGCTTCGAAACTCGTTTTGACCGCTCGGGCACGCAGGTATTGAGCGACCGGATCGCCCGTTGCTGCCGGCGGTTCGGGCATCGGGGAAACCCGTTCCTTCGGTGCTGCGGCCGCCGTTCGATTGACCGTCTGGCCAGCGAAGGTGTTCCTGGCCCATTCCTGGTTGGCGCGCTCCGGGTCGATGCTCCCGTCGGGCAGCGTCGTGATGCGCTTGCTGGCGATGGCTTTCTGCACGGCGGGCAGACTGCACCCGCGCATCCGCGCGTAGGCCCGAAGAGAAATGCCCATCATCGCCATACGTTCGCCAAGTGAATCTTTCTTTCGAAAAATCGAACTTCAGAGTTGCTATTCGCCGCGAGTGAAGTGATGTATGTGTTCGATGCCACGCACCACCAAGACCACCAAACAGACCGCCGCCGCCTGCTACGCCGAACGCCACGCCGAGTGCCAGGACCTGCTGAAGCGCATCGCCAGCCGCCTTGAGCAACACCAGAAGGACCAGACTCAGGAACCCGCCAACTGGGGGTACGCTGGCGACCTCGGCCGCATCACCGAAGAACTGGCCTACGTCCTCGCCAGCCTGGGCGACCGCAGCGCGGTGGACCGGAAAGGACTGGAGTACTGACCATGCAGAAACAGAACATACAAATCGGCACGACCTACATCGTGAAGGTCAGCGGCACGCTGGCCAAGGTTCGCATCACGCGTGAACACCCACGCGGCGGATGGTACGGCACCAACCTCGCCACCGGCCGCGAGATCCGCATCCGCACAGCCGCCCGCCTCCGCTCGGAGGTGAAACCGGCTGGAGGAGGCAGCGACAAGCAAATCCGCAACCCGCGCTTGCCCGACTTCAGCGCCGACGAACTGCGCCGCGTTGTGGAGCGGGCCAAGACCGAGATCCTCGCGGACGTCGCCTCCGGCACCGTCCCCAGCACTTGCGCCTCCTTCAGCGAACTGCACGACTACACGGACGCCAACGGCTACGGCGGGGCGTTTGAGCGCCCCTTCGACAACGAGGAAACGGACTTCTGGAACGCTGTCCAGGATGCCGTTGACGCATGGATCAAGCAGGGAGGACTGAAACGCCTCACTGACGACGAGGCGCGCCGGATCGCCGACGAGATCGAATTCTAAAACAAGGAGACCACCATGACGACTTTCACCATCGACACCGACAACAACATCACAGCCTTCGCCGCCGCCGAGCAGATTTCAGAAGGCCAAGACCGTTTCACCACTGAAAAGGAGTTCGCCAAGCTGTCCGCCGACTGGCCCATCACGCGATTCGTCGAAGTCTGGAACGCCTTCGCCGGCGCGCCGCCCTTCGGCGAACTGAAGCCGGTCAAGAAGTTCACGGACCGCAAGACGGCGGTCGCACGCATCTGGAAGGCCATCCAGGCCCTGACGCCCACCCCCGCGCCACAGGTCGCCCCGGTTGCGCCGAAGAAGGCGAAGGCGACCAAGGCGGCCACCGCCAAGGACGCCGCGCCCGCGGCGCGCGACGGCAGCAAGAAGGCCATCGTCCTCGACCTGCTGAAGCGCCCGGACGGCGCTACGCTGGCCGACATCATGTCCGCTACCGAATGGCAGGCTCACAGCGTCCGCGGCTTCATCTCCGGCAGCCTCGGAAAGAAGATGGGCCTCACCGTCGAATCCTTCAAGCGCCCCGATGGGGTGCGCGCTTACAAGGTCGCGCAGTAACAGGCCTGCACTGAAACGCGCCGCCGGTCTAATCGCCGGCGGCGTTTCTGTTCTTCAGATCCTCGGCGATGGCGGCGAGTCTTTCGTGGACCAGCTGTTCCCGGAGTTGGCACTCCCCCGCGCGGACATAGGTACCGTTGATCCGCGCAATGATGCGATTCTCCAACTCGGCCAGCTCTTTACGCACCTCGGCGAGGAGCGCCCGATTCTGAAGGCTGACATAGGTCGCGATCAGTCCGGACACCAGCCCGGTTACCGGGATCAGAATCTGAAACAGATGATCGTTCACGTTCCCTCTCCAGAATGCGTAGCTCGGCGGACCAGTCCGAGAGTGCCAAACACAGGCCCTGTAGATCCTTGTGACCGCCACGCAGCAAGGCTTCGACGGCGGCGATCTCCGCGCGGCACCGCGCCATTTCACGTTGGAGATCCGGCGCCGCGGCTTCTACTTCGCCATTGCAGGCGGCGGCTTCGGCGGGCATTTGTGGCCCGTCTTCGCGAGGCATCCGATCTGGTGACCCACCTTCTTCACGCCATGCGCCGTCTTCTGTGCTCGGATTACCACCAGAGCGACCGCCATCGCGGCCACTATGATTCCAGGGGTTGGCATCGATCCTCCTCGTTTGGCTCGTGTGTGCCCGCGAACGCGCGGTTGTTCTCTGCGTGCATCGCCTGCTTCCCGGTGAACTCCTGCCACCGGGTGACGATCACATCGCAGTACTTCGGGTCCAACTCAATGACGCGCGCCTGGCGGCCGGACTTCGCGCACGCGATCAGTGTCGTGCCAGAGCCGCCGAACGGATCGAGCACGGTGTCGCGGCCCTTGCTGCTGTTCCGGATGGCGCGCTCCACCAGTTCGACCGGCTTCATGGTCGGGTGCAGATCGTTCACCGAAGGCTTCTTGATGAACCACACGTCGCCCTGATCGCGGGCGCCGCACCAGAAATGATCCGTGCCTTCCTTCCATCCATAGAGAATCGGTTCATACTGGCGCTGGTAATCGGAACGCCCCATCGTGAAAGTGTTCTTCGCCCACACGATGAAAGTGGACCAGTGCCCGCCCGCCTCGCGGAACACCCGCTGCAGTGTGTGGATCTCCGACGACGACATGCAGATGTAGATCGCGCCCTTGGTCACCGCCAACAGGTTCGTGCAGGAGTCCCGCAGGAACTGCTCGAAGCCATCGCCCAGATTGTCGTTGGCGATCTTGCGGGATTTCTTCCGAAGTTTGTCCTTCATCGTCGCGCCGTAGTTCACGTTGTATGGCGGATCGGTGAAGACCATATCGGCGAGGCCACCGGCAAGCACTTTCTCCACTGCTTCCATCTGCGTGCTGTCGCCGCAGAGCAGGCGGTGCTCACCCAGAATCCAGACATCGCCAGGGACCGTGACCGCAGTTTCCGGCGTCTCCGGGACTGCATCGTCGTCGGTGTTCCCGGCGTGCTCCTCTTCCGGCTCCTGGAGCAGTGCTTCAATTTCCTCGTCGCTGAAGCCG